AATACGAGCAATGCCCTCATCATGGTGGCCTAGACCCGCAAGAACTCGATTCTGGCAACCCTCTTGGTAACTCCGAATGCTTTTCTTGTTTTGAGAAATGTGCAAAACGCCCTGCACAACGGAGTCAACGATGGAAGGAACCCAGATGAGTCTCCAACGCTTGTCGGCAATTTTATTGGACCCATGAGCCTCGCTTTTGATGAAAACACAGCGAGGATCAATCACGCCGGCCAAAACGGCAGCAGAAGGCTCCAAGGTTCCCAAAGTACTCGCACAAGCCATACGCAATGCCATACGAAACTTGACCAAATACTTCAAGATATCTCGCTTTCCAGGCTCGAACCAAGCACCCTTAGTGCCAGGAAGAAACTTGGACGAGTAACCTGAACTCTTACTGCCATCAAAGCTGTTGACGATGTTGTCAAAAGCTATGTCGAAGTCCGCAAGAGCAGGAGCGCAATTAGGCAACTCAGAAAGACCAGACATATAAGTCTCAGCGAAGTACGGGGCATCCTGGAAATGTTTCCAAGAGCGATCAGTTCGCTGATTCCGCAACTGGCCTTTAAGGGAGTCCAAAATCGCTCCAACCCCCGTTGGAGGCAAAACGAATTTGGAATCACCCTTTTCATCACGCATAGAAAACCCCAAAGAGTCACACACGTCCAGGTATACTGGATCCATGTGCTGCTCTCGTGTGGGCTTGTTGTACGTGATGTTTGAGCATGATCCAACAAACCTCGCCGCGACCTTGTCATCAGCATCAACTGCAAAGGTCTCATCTCTCCCAAACTCCAAGTTCCCGGCGTTTTGATACTCCTTGAACAAATTGGAGGTGGGGTGCGCAAACAGCAATTCGGACCCAACATCCGCTAAGCAAGACAATGCCTCAACATCGCTGTAAAGCATCCAACGAGCCAAAGCTTCATCAAGCTTGTAAGCAGTGCCTCGGACAGGAGTAAATCGGTCGGGAGGAGTTGGAGCGTTCTTAGAATCCTTCCAAAACTTCATCTTGTTACCAACAGGATCCAAATGTGCTGGACACGCCGAGGGACCAAAAGTCAAAGGCAAAGAGCAGTCAAAGAACTTGCAGTCCCAACCAGTAATGGGCACAGGTGGCAAC